AGAATAAAGAAAAATAATGCACTAGAATATGACTTAACTGAATGCATCAAATGGTTTCAAAGTATTCAATCCAGTTGGAACACTAAGTATTTCAAAGAAGGCAGGCTAGTTATTTGCGATGATAATTGCGGAATTTAATGGTAAATATCTAATAACGGAGTAGATTTTGCAAAAACGCACTCGCAGCATCCTTGATGAACTAGCTCACATGCCCGTGTCAAAAGACAGGGAAAATCTCGTGGAAAGTCGTGCTGGTCATGTGATTCAGGGTGCAATAAACCTGATCAACTATATCAAAGAAAACTATGATGCAGAACAAGCAGCGGAACTAGAGCGTAGATTGCTGAATAGCATTAGAGCCCAAGATCCTGCAAAATTTGCCCGGGGAGTAAGGAGATTTAGACGTGAAGATTAACGATATTATTGGTGAAGGTTTTGTATCCAGTTTTGCCAAGGGACTGCTACCAGAGCCAGTGCAAAGAGTAGTGGATACCCCATATCGAGCAGGACCAGAAGATTATAATTACATGAGCAGATCTCAGGATGCTGTGGATCAGGCCAAACAGTTGGCCAGCAAACATGGTATCAATCCTGCCACTCCAAAGTTACGGGGCAAATTGCCCAATAATTTAAACTATGTTAGTTATCTTTCGCAGTATGATCTAGCTGATCACATCAACGATTTAGATGATGCTACCAAACAGCAGTTGATTAAAGCGTTTGGAATACCACCACCGAAGCCATGAAAAAATTAAACGAAGGCGGCAATGTCTTTAAGACACCCGACGGTGAAACACTTACACAACGTATCAATCGTGATGATGTGCCAGCCACTATTAAATGGTTAGAATCTCAAACCAATATTCAATTTCCCACAGAGACATGGTTGGGTACCACTGGTCGCAAAAGTTCTTCGGGTGATTTAGATCTTGCAGTAGATGAAACAAAAACAACCAAAGAAGACTTGATCAAGGTTCTGCTGGCAGCAGGAGTTGATGCCAAGCACATAAAAAAATCTGGTGATAGCGTACATGTGCAAACTCCCATAGCTGGCAATCCAAAAAATGGATTTGTGCAGGCAGACTTGATGTTTGGTGATCCTGGCTGGCAAGCATTCAGCATGATGGGCGCACCTGAATCCAGCAAACTAACAGGCATGAGTCGTCATGTTATATTAGCTAGTATTGTGTCAGCATTGCATCCAGGACTCAAATGGAGTTACAAACACGGACTGGTAGATCGTGTCACAAACACCACTGTGGAAGATGGCAAGAGTGCCAAGAAATTGAGCGACCTAACTGGAATCCCTGTGGGCAAACTAAACACTGCCGACGACATATTAGACGCTGTCAGTAAAAGACCCAACTACGAACAACTGATAGCAGCGGCTAGAGAAACACTGGCCAAGAGTGACATACAATTGCCTGAAGCTGCACCCGCTCCGGGTACCGCTGCTTGGTTTAGAACATACTCGGACCGGTTCGCGTAATGCTACTGGAATTTATAACCACGCTGACCGAAGGCATACGCACTCCGCACCCAGAGGATTTTATTCTCAACGGTAGTCAAGCGGCTACAGATGCCATAGATGGTATGCTGTCGGCAGTGTCAAATCCTAACCTGGTCAGCATCAAATGGGATGGCAGTCCAGCTATCATATTTGGGCGCAGGCCTGCAGATGGCCTTTTTACCATGAACTACAAAGAGTACATTGGATTGCCTGGTGGGCAGGTCACATCTGCTCAAGAACTAGCCAACTTCTTTGCACAAAATCAAAAAAACATGGATGTGGGACAAAAGTTGGCCAACATGTTTGATGCTGTGTCTTCAATTGTACCAAGTAATTTTACAGGTTTTGTACAAGGTGATGTCATGTGGACTGAACCAGTGGCCGAACAGCAAGGCTACTACGTGTTCCAAGCCAATCCCTACGGTGTCACTTACAGAGTCAAATCTGATAGCGCAGTTGGAAAAGGAATAAAAGGAAGACCGTTTGGACTGGCTGTACATACCTATGGCACAGATGTTGAACGAACTACCAAAGGTACAGAAATACAAAATAAAACGTCTCTCCAGGGCCTGGGCGGATTAAGTGGCACCAATCAAAATATCACTGTGCTAACAGGCAATATGGGCAACAAATTTCGACTCAAGGAACCTGTGCAGCAAACCAAGGCAGCTAGAGCTGCTGTGCAAAACTTTGCATCTGCGAATGGTGATGCTTTTTTATCCAGTCTCACTCAATCCACTGTGGGCAAATTGCAAACCTACTATAATAGAAAATATACCGGGCAAGCAGCGGATGCCAATTGGTTACAAAATAACTTGACAGCACCGCAGTTCAAGTTGGTTGCCGCCGAAGAGAATCGGCCCATAATGACAGCTATGGACGCAGCCTACGTGGCTATATACAATCTTAAACTGGCCATATTAGCTCAGCTGGAACCACAGGTGGGCGGTGTAGAGCAGTATGTGGGCGATGTGCCCAAGGGTGAAGGATTTGTGATCAATACACCCAGTGGGTTTATCAAGCTGGTAAATCGTGGTGTATTTTCCACTGCAAATGTACAGGGAAGATTGTAGTTTTTAGCACTTTGGTATAAATATTAGCATGCGGTAAACGCAAATATTAAGGAGAAACAAAAATGACAATTGGAGTCGTAAGAGTAAGCGGCGATAGTCAAATCGTTACCAACGTAGGCGAAGGCACAAGCAAAAACGCAAATGCAGTTATTATCAATACCGGTATCAACAGCCCAATTCAGGCTTACAAGATCACCACCCTAGGTATTACAGCTAACCTAGCTAACGAACTAAAAGGTCCAAGCACAGCAGAAAAGGATCCTGCAGTTCATACACTACTAAAGACAATCAGCTCAAATGCTACAGTTCTAGCATATCAAGTTGATTCACAAGGTTCAACAGCACAATTGAGTGTTATTACCGAGCGTAGTGCATGGACAGCAGCTGATCTACAGACTGTGATCCGCACACTAAGCCACGATGGCATACCTGGTTCCAACATTGGTGCATACGGTAACGTGTACACACTATTGGCAACAGTTACAACCTCAAGCGGTATCAAGATTGCTTAATTGATATTAACAATCTAAAAAAAGCAGCTGAGGCTGCTTTTTTTATGACTGCGATAAATATCTATAGCGAAAGCAAAATTTTAGGAGAAACAAAATGGCAATCGGAATTGATCGTAGCGCAGGCTACAACTATGCAGGTTTAACAGGTGTATTAAATGGTATTCAATACACCGAAGTAGGTCAGAGTGTAGTGTTTTACATTGTGGCAGCAGGTGTTAACCTATCTGCCGAAGATGATGCAGCCAACGAGGCATTTGAAGCAATCATTCAGGTGTTTCCGCCGGTATTAGCATATTTTGCACATGCAACGTCAGGCGCTATCAGCCTATGCTGCGACGGTGTCAACGCACCAGATGCAAGTGTTCTACAAACAGCTATCCAGGCAATTGGTACTAGAAAAGGTTCGGTTAACTTAGGCAGTGCTACAGTAACCAACGGTACAAGTTTTGTAGTAGCTTAATTAAGCAACCAGTACAAATCAAGGCAGACCAGTTCTGCCTTTTTTTATGGCTATAAATACTGTATGTACTTTTATACTGGTGTAACATTAGTTGATATAACTGCCACGGGTGTAATCAGACACACGTCAGACAATGAACTTGAACGAAATCAACAAAGAAATTGGGAAACAGTTTTACAATGCATAGGCATCAAAGCACAACCCCAGTTGATTGAAGGCCCATATTCAAAAAAAGTAGCTATTGATGAAAAAACTATCTTTCCTGAAATATATGCTGGGGAACATCTAGTTTGGTTCTTCAGTTTTGGGGTAGAACATGAAGATGTTTTTTTGAGCAACGATGATCCAGTTGGTGTGCTAGATGAAGCTTTTTCTAAAGTTCCTATAATATGCGGACTAAAAGAAACAGCTAGATTTATGTTACCAATTTTTTATCCTTATGGCGCAATAAAAAATATATGTTTTATGAAAGGTCGTATCAACTTAAATATTGTTTAATCACAGGCATATTTAAGGCACCTTTTTCATGGCACACAATCCAGGCAACACTACAGAACCCTCTATTTTATATGGAAGAAAAAGATGGCAGCAAGCGAAAGAGCCAGCCTTGAAGCGCATGTGGATTTATGCGCCGAAAGATACAAGGCATTGGAAGACAAACTAGACAAACTGGAACAGCGCATGACCACGATGGAAGAACACATCATAATCATACGCACGAAGATATCAGAATCAGCAGCAGAAGCTACAAACAAAAGTAGCGGGCAGTTGATCACTGTTGGCACAGCATTTGGTGTAGCCATGCTGACTGGTCTAATCATGGTCATTGTACAACTTATTCTAAAATAAAAATGAAGATTGTAGAACTTGTAAATAAAATAAGATTACCAATTAATAACGAAGAAGCAGATGTATTAGGGCAATTTGACGGTGGTAAGCGAATAGCTAGAGAAGATTTATCACCAAGACAATTGATTGTGGCAAATCATTTGGTAAACAAGGATGTTTTATTTAGAAAAAATGAAGATGGCAAAGTTTTCTACAAACAAAAAATATGAACTAGACCAGGCACAAGAACTGTTTGCAACTGTAGGCACAAAATACATCAAAGAATGGACAGATAAACAACTCAAAACCTATCTAAATGAACCCGTAGTTATTCCTGTTGGAAACTACGGGTTTTTAATTGGCCCTTACCGAATACAAAGTAAAAATAGCACCTGTTGGCGTGTGGAACAACAAGATGGTCGCGTGTTACACGATTTTGTTTCTAAGTCCAATGCCATACTGTACTGTATAAAATTGATGAAAAATTATGCTGCTGCTGCAGAATTGTTGGAACTGGACAGACAATTGGGTCGATTGGATCGAGATATAGAGTTTTATCAGTACACAATAAAAAATGCCAAAAATGACTTTCGAGTTGAAACAGCATTAAATAGATGTACTGATGCACGAATGCAACGCCGAGCAGTGCTTAACAT